ATATAGACTACCAAAACGGAAGGATGTTAGGCTTGTGGAAATGCAGATCAGGGAAGGCAGCAGGGAGCAGAAAAGAAAATTGAAAGTCTGTGCATACTGCCGTGTATCGACAGATGCGGATGAACAGGAAAATTCACTGGAAAATCAGATCAGGCATTATGAGACGGTCATAAAAGCCAATCCAGATTATGAATATGCCGGAGTTTACAGTGACTTTGCCATATCGGGATTTAAAGAAAAGAGACCCGGTCTGCAGAAGATGCTTGCCGATGCAGAAAAAGGTAAGATAGACCTTATATTAACAAAATCAGTATCACGTTTTGCAAGAAACACCTCAATCGTTCTGGAAGCTACACGAAAGCTGAAAGAACTGAATGTAGGTGTTTTTTTTGAACTTCAGAATATCAATACCCTGTCAGGGGAAGGCGAACTGATGCTTACGATCCTTGCAGCATTCGCACAGGCAGAAAGTGAAAGCGGAAGTGTTGGTGCAAAGATGGTGTATGAGAGAAAGTATGAGGCAGGAATTCCCGTACAGTACCTTGAGAGGTCTTTCGGTTATACAAAAGACGAGAGAGGAGTATTTGTTGCTGACGAGGCAGAAGCCGTATGGGTAAGAAAAATCTATGAGATGGCAGCAGACGGATATACTCCTGCATCGATCAAACGATACTTGAATGAAAACGGAGTAAAAACGGTAGGCGGTGTACAGTGGGTAGACAGCACCGTGTTCCGGCTTCTTGAAAATGAGATTTACAAAGGCGATTACATCATGCATAAGCACTTCGTGAATGAAGAGAGAAAACTGGTCAGGAACAGGGGAGAAGTGGATGCCTGGTACATCGAAGATGACCATGAAGCTATTGTTTCCCCTGAACTCTGGCAGAAAGCACAGGATGCATTGGCTGTAAAAAGGGATTATCTTGCGGAAGGCTCAGTGATTGAGGAGTTCACGGAAGAAAATTATCCTTATATGAATAAAATCTATTGTGCGAAATGCGGATATCCCCTTTATAAACGCATTTACAGTAAGGGTAACAGGCTCAACTGGGGATGCAGCGGGACGAAGCGGTATGGAAAGAGTTTCTGTGATGGCATCAATATCCCAGATGGTGTGCTTCGGAGTGCATGGCATTTTGAAGAAAATACTTATATCGATGAGAAAGCATCTGATAAGGGCGTGAAGGAATTTACTTATTTAAAAGAACGCTCATGGAAGAGACGGCATAAGAAGAAACAGCCGTCAGCAATTCCTGAAAATACGGAAACAGAGTATCCATACAGAGAGAAGATCTTCTGTGCGTTATGCGGAAGCAGACTTGTAAGGTATGTGAATCCCCAGAACCATAAAGTTACCTGGGTATGTAACCGAAGAAAACGGAAAGGAAAAGAAGCCTGTGATGGGACAAGGGTTCCTGACACCGTCATAAAGGGATGGGGAGAAATCAAGAATGATATTTATATTCAGAGAAAGGACGATAAGAATGGCAAGAAGCGTTACAGTTATACCAGCAAGAAACCGTCAGGTATCAGGGTATAGGGCAGCACCGCAGAAGAAGATACGGGTTGCAGCCTACTGCCGTGTATCAACGGATCAGGAAGACCAGCTTCACAGTTTTGAAGCCCAGGTCGATTATTATACGAAGTACATCAATGACCATGAAAATTATGAAATGGCCGGCATCTATGCGGATGAGGGTATTTCGGGAACCAATACGAAGAAGAGGGAGCAGTTCAAACGTATGATTGCGGATTGTGGGAAGGGAAAGATCGATCTTGTCATAACAAAATCCATCAGCCGTTTTGCCAGAAATACGCAGGACTGTCTGATGTATTCCAGAAAGCTGAAGAACCTCGGAATCGGCATTATTTTCGAGAAGGAAAATATCAATACACTGGATTCCACGGGTGAGCTTTTATTTACGATCTTAAGCTCCCTTGCACAGGATGAATCGAGAAACATTTCAGAGAACTGCAAATGGGGAATCCGTACAAAGTTCAAGAACGGTGAGATGCATCTCAATACATTCAAATTTTTGGGGTATGACAAGGATGAGAATGGAAAGCTCATAATCAACAGAGAACAGGCAAAGACGGTAAGACGCATTTACAGGGATTTTCTCTGGGGGCTGAATCCTGCACAGATTGCGAAAGAACTGGAAGAGGAGCAGGTGCCGGGATGTCTCGGACAGACTAAGTGGTATGCGAGCACGGTGATCGGAATCCTGAAACAGGAAAAGCATATGGGTGATGCGTTACTGCAGAAAACCTATACGGCTGACTTTCTTACTAAGCGTCAGGTAAAGAATAACGGGGAAGTGGCACAGGTCTATGTAAGGGACAGCCATAAGGGAATCGTTGATAAGGAAACATGGAATGCGGTTCAGGAAGAATTTGAACGCAGGGAGAAATTCATGCAGAAGCATGGGACAGACCGCTACAGTTACGGTTCAGAATGTTATCCCTTCTGCGAAAAGATCTTCTGTGGGGAATGTGGAAGCCTTTTTACAAGACATTCCTGGAAATCAAGAGGAATCATACAATGGCAGTGCAAGAATCACCGTAAGGATGGAAAAGTTGCATGCACCAATGCCTATGTAGATAATGCGGATTTGGAAAAGGGATTTATAAAGGCATTCAATCGATTGGTCGGTGAACGGGAAAAGCATATAGAAAGATGGAATTCCATGAAATTAGATGGGACTCCGCTTGAGAAGATAAGGGCGGGGCAGATGATGGAAGCAACCGAAAGCGGACAGCTTCAGCAGTATGTTCCTGAAGCCGCACAGCTTGTTTTGGAAGAAATAACAATATTCGGTGCAAAGAAATATGAGTTTGCATTCTTGGAAGGCAGCAGGGTAAAGGTTTCCGTATGATCATTCGGAAACCTCCTCATCATCACCCAAGCCAAATAAGTCAAGCTGCCCGTTCTGAGGCATATCATCAGTTTCTTCTTCCAGTTCTGGTTCATCAGCTTTCTTCTGTGGGAGTTTATGCGTGTAGAGCTTATCCCACGGAAGCGGATTCCGGCATTTTTTGTTATATCCGATAAGGATTGCCTCTGCAAATCCAAGAGAGCCGGAACGCCTGTCCTTGGCAGTGCGTGCCAATTCCTTGATGGATATTCTTCCCAGTTTTTCTTTGAAAATATCATCTTTGACCGCATCGCCATAGGCATTCAGAAAACGTGCCAGTCCATTCATCATGTTTGCACTGAAGGACTGGGCAGCACCTTCCCATGTTGCGACAATCAGGCGGATCACATGATCGAGCATGTGATAGCCGTATTTGTCGTGGATGGTCTCAAGGGTAGCAACGGCACAGATACCGCCAGGAACAGAAGAAGAGGTGATGGAAAGGTCATAAGATTCCACTAGATCACGGATGATAAGCTGTTTATCATTCCCAGCCTCAATGTTTGCCATGAATATTTCATAGGGAAGCAGGGGCTTTACATACTTCATCTGATTAGCAAAAATATCGGCTTCGTGTTCGTAAACGAGGTCATCATAGACCATGCACCATACAGGAGTCTCTCTTGAACCGGAGACGAGTGCCACGATTTCAATGGTGTGCTGTCCGTTAAAGACATAGTTGATGCCGTTACGGCGGCTGACTTTTACGGGATTTATCTGGTACAGATCGAAGTTCGCAGCGGCACGCTGGACATGATTCTGTGAAAGATTTCTCTGATATTCCTGGTTGGATACAAGATTCCTGATGGGAATCTGCTCAAAGTGTACTTTGGGAACATACTGCATGAGATCAGTTTGTTCCGATATTGATTGGTCATCTGTCATTTAAATCCTCCTCCAACTGCGTCAGCAGTCTGTTTATTTTTCGTGTAAGGTTTATGATCTGTGTCCTGACTTCTTGCCGGGCAGAAGCGGATGTGGAAGAAAAATCCGTAAGTTCCATTGTCCTTGATATGGTTTTGGACCATGAAGGAATGGTGAATTTAAGGCTTGCCAGTTCTGCATCTGGGTCAATGACGGGCATCTGTTTGATGCCAGCCTCGGCACTTTCCCTTTCACGTCTGCGCCTTCGGGAATCCGGTTTTCCTGTAGGAAGCCGCTGCCATCGCAGTTCATGTCGTAACTGCGAGTAGCCGATGCGGTCGATCGAACCGCTGTCGAGCAGTCTTTTAAGTCCATTGATATCTTCGATGGGAAGTCTTGACAGCTCTATGACATTTTCATGGGATACACGGAGACTGCCGTTTAATATTCTGGATGTTATTTCCGGTCCTTTGATGCGGAGCTCATCGAGTGCTCTTGCGTATACATCGTATTTTGTAACAGTGGAAAAGCCGAAGTTATATTCTTTCCCGATAATGGTTGCAATCTCCGTTTTCTGTACATACTTCTGGGATATCTGTCCGTCTGCGTTGAGCTGTTTCTCAGGATGATTTTTCAGAAAATCAGCACTGGCAATATTCATGTCTGCCCGGAAGCGTCTGCCGATAAGATATTTTTTGTATTCGCTTGTAAGGTCATTCCGTTTAAGCTGCTCCGTACATATGTAAGCTTCTGCTTCGTCACGGCTCTGGAAGAAGAGACGGCGTATATTGAAGCGTATATCCCATTTACGGCAGATGGAATATCGGAGATGTCCGTCTATGAGGATGCTTCCCCAGACACATATGGCTTCGTGGCAGCCGTGGTCAAAGATATCTTCTTCGAGTTCTTCTACATATTTTTCATCCCTTGGCTGGATAAGCTGCAGAAATTCAGCATCGGTTTCAAATTGTGGAGTCTGACTGTCGCTCATACTGTTTTTCCCATTCTGACAGGCTCATCCACGAGGATACATTCCTGCATGGAAAAGCTCGCCAGCCCTTCGTTTTTATTTATTGCACCATAGATACGGTAGGATCTGTTATTGGAAAGTTCCGTATTTGTCTGCCTTAATGTCTGGAGCAGTTCACGGCTATATAATTCGTAACTGTTTCGGATATCGGAATAACATGACCTGACATGGTGGGCAAGGTAATCCTGACGGACGCTTTTTTTGACGGCAATCATATGGGAGTCGGGATTTACCAGAAGCTGGATATATTCCGGATCACCGAGCATATGAAGGGTAAGCTTATGTATTCGGATGCGGTTTTTCTTTAAATCAATGCATAGGATTGGCTGCGAAGAGGGATGATTGCTCATAGTGTGTTTCCTCCTTTTGTGGTTTGGCTGGATTTTCAGGTTCTTCTGACGGTCTGTTTTCGGAAATTCCAAAGACTGCATAGCCGTCAAACATATTGATCTGTAAGTTGCTCTGGTGTTCCTCAACCGGCACACCGAACTGGTTCTGCCATTCCGCTGGATATGTAGGCGTCCGGGATGTCTTTATCTTTCCATCGTCTTTTGCTGTACGCACATATATTTCGGGCGTGGTAAGGTCAAAGACGAATAAGAGTTCATTATCAGACCGTATCAGTTTGCCGAGTAGTTTATAACGGTAACTGGAATTCCATCCCATCAGGGTTATGACCTTGGCAAAAAAGATCCGGCATGTGATCTGCCTTGGGGAACGCTTCTTTGTAGTAGAACACCATCGGAATGAGTCTTTTTCATCTTCCTGGCATGGGCGGACAGCAAGTTTCTTTTCATCCGGGTTCACAAGAATCTGTACAAAATCTGTCTTAGGCAGCTTTTTGATACATGCAGTATTTACGGACACTTTGTTGGCATTAAAAGTAAAGGACGGTTCATAGGTGTGGGCGAAGAATTCTCCACGCACTACCTGATAACCTTCATAGCTGAAGGCATCGTCCTCGATGATTTGTAAGTCCCTTGAAGAGGACTGGAGTAAGGTTTCATTGTTTGGTTGTTCATTCATTACGGT